CTATCCATGATATTTAACATAACCTGGCTTGTATTCATCTGTGCCATCAACCTTATATTCAACTAAGTAAACACCATTTGTTACTTTTACACAAACACATTCTTCATATTTGTTAAGATGCCCTATTTCATCTTTACATGCACTAGTTCCATATACTGGTTCTATTGTGCTTCCATTTCTATATATTCTCATTTCATCTCCTCCTTCAATGCTTGCTTGCTCTGCTTCTTTTATATTTTCTTGATTATTAGGTCTTAAAAAATATAATTCACCTTCAACTTTGTAACCTCTAACTTCTCTAGTTAGTTTTTGGTCTCCTCTTCTGTTTTGTTCTATTGTTTTAAATTCATGTACTGTACCTCTTTCAGTTACTATTCCTACATGTCCCCATTTACCACCAGTAATAACAAATACATCACCTTTTTCAGGTATAAAATCAGGTGTATTCTTATATACTGTAAAAAACCTTGTATTATCTTCTGTAGTTACTATGTCTTTGGCTCTTGCACAACCTGTTTCTCCTTTTTGTGTACCAAGTACCATTCTACAATAGTAATTATATAGGTCCATACATTGTTTACCATAGTATCCATCGTTATCTATACCATCCATAGATATAACATGATTAATAAATTCATTAAATCTCATTTTTTCCTTCCTTTCTACTCAACTCTTTTAATTTAAATTCATCATTTTTTATTAATATATTTTTTTCTTTTATATAAGCATCTAAATACATTTCATTCTTTTGTCCGTTATATGTAATTTCATATAACTTCTTATCCATCTTATTTGTAATAAATACTCCTTTTGTATTGCCTAAAGCTTTAGCTAACCATACTACAAAAATATCATTATCTTTATCTAGTTCGATTCCTTCTTTTTTATAATATTCTTGTATCTTTTTTCTTGATATTTCTTCAAATTCTTTTGTACTTGTTATTTTTCTTACTTCTTCCATTTTTTCTCTTTCCCCTTGAAAATCAAGGTATATATTTATACTATTTTATTTTTTTATTGCCTTAAAATCGATTCTTGTCAGTCGTTTTTCTTTGGTATTTCAGCGTTTTCTGCTTCTGTACTCTTTAATTGCTTAAGTACACTTTTTACTTTATCAGGTATTGGAATTTCTAAAAGTGATGCATTTTCTAATATAGATATTCCTTCATTTGATATGAATCCAAATATAACTAAGTTTCTTATATAACTTGTGTTACCTAATATTGAATCAAGTTTCACTGCTATAACTACAATAACTAAATAACCTATTTTCTTAACTATACCTTTAGCTCCTATTTGACTATTTAACTGTTTTAGTCTTATAGCTTTAAGTACTCCTGTTATATAATCCATTATCATAAATGTAACAAGTGTTACTAGTATAGTATCAAATCCTCCTAATATATATGCTATCCCTCCAATTATTCCTAAGAATATTTGTGTAATATGTTTTTCCACTATGTCACCTCCTTTCTATATTTCTAACAATGTAAAGTTATTATTTGCATATCCACCTCTTACTGTTAAGGGATTTCCTTCAGATTGAGATATATCAATAAACAATGTATCATCTTTTTGAAAATCATGTATTATTCCTGCTACATTTAATGCTTTAAACGAACTTGTAGCGTTAAAAAGTGTATCAGATAAAGTTGTAAGTTGAGTCCCTCTATATGTATATATATAAGCTCTTACATACCCTGAAACACAATCTACAAATAAATTATAACTTATGGCTACTGTACAATTCTTTTTAAATTTTAAAGATCCATCTGCCTGTAAGTTTGCTATCCCTCCTATGTCTTTTTTTATAGAATTGAAAACTATTTTTCTCCCATTCGGATCTTTTGCATTTATAGCTTGACCATTATTTCCATAAACACTTAATACACCTTTTTTTACATAATTGTTTTTTATTGATTCAACATTATTCTTTATTGATTCAACTTCTGTTTTTGTTGCTTTATTACTGTCAACATATTCTTTAGTAACTTTTTTGTTGATTTCCTCTTCAACATTTTGCTGTAATAAATTTAAATTAGATGCAGAAAGTGGTGTTTCTTTACTTGGTAAGTTTTTAAATTCAATTTTTTTCATTAATTACCTCCTTTATTTCCAATATCCCATAACAAAAACAAACGGAGTTAACATACTCATTTTAGGTAGCATATTTCTCTCTCCTATTTCAGGATATGTTAAACTTGCCATATCATATTCTCTTCCTGGATCTTTTGCATATCCAAGTTCCGAATACAATGGTCCTTTATCTCCTAAAAATATTTCAAAATATTTACTTCCATCTTCTGATGTATTTATTATTATATTTTCTTTGATATTCTTACTTGATACTATTCCATCACCATTAAAGCTATATTCTTTCTGTCCATTCCATGAATCTGATATAACACTATCAAGATCTAATTTTTCATATCTAGGAATATCACCATTTATATATGAAATACTGCTAGGTGTAAAAAATTCTCCTTTAGTATATATACACATATTTTTTACATTACCTGTGCATATGTATTCTCCATATGAATTTTTCCATTCCTTCTGTTTGTTATGCACTACTACTTTAACTTCTTTGATTTCAAAATTTGAAGGTATTCCTACTGGTATTCTTATAGCATTATGATATGCTAAATATTTACCCTGTCCTCCTGTTCCTCCTTCTATTCTATAAACAGCATTAAAAAAACATGCGTTATCCATATCAGTATCTACCCCTGTATATGGCTTAGCTCTTTCTACATAATTAAAACTTAATACTGTATATACTCCTTTTTCTGTTATTAAGTCTCCGTTTATCTTTGCATTTTTTGTTTCTATACTTCCATCTTCTAATATTTTAAAGTTTGTATTTGCTGTAACTGCACCTTCAAGCTTTATCTTATTCGCTTTTATAGCTATTTCTTCAGGTGATTGATTAATCCTTGATATTATTTCTTCTTTTCCAACTTTCTTGCTTACTTCTTGCATAATACCTTGATTATTTATTTGTATTTTATTTTTTATTTCTACATCCATTGCTTTTGTGTATGGATTTTCTATTATATATGTTATCTCTGTTTTAGTTCTTTTAGTATTTATCTCAATAACATTTATTCCCTCATATAATGAAAAGTCTTCTATTCTTCCTGTTTCTATTTTCTTTTCTATTATGTAGCCCTTATATTCATTTATATGTATCCATCTTTCTATAATATACTCACCTTTTTCGTTTATACTCATAAAGTCATTATATTTTTCAAAACTTTTAAGGTCTTCGTTTTGTAAAGTATAAGTTTTAAATTCAGAACTTGTATTACTTCCTTTATATACTTTTATAGTTATCACTCTATTTCCTCCAATCCTACCTTTTCAGGCATGAATAAATCTTCTGATGGGAATAGTTCTTCTGATGGATATAATCCTTCTATATATCTATAAACAGTCCCACCTTCTGCTTGATACTTAACTATATTAAAATCTTCAGCTTCTTTTGTTATAATTGTTCCTATTCCTTTTCTATGGTCTGTAAGATCTATTTGTGCTTCCTTCCATAATTTAAGGCCTTCAATATCTGCTTGAAACTTTGTAAGTTCATTTGCTTTTTCTGTTACTTTAGCGATTTCTGCTGTTATCTCATCTTTAATATGATTAACCTTTAAGCTTACACGTTTTAAGTCTTCTTTCACAGATCCTGCTATTGTATATTCTTTTTTCTTGCTTTCTTCAATTTTACAATATACTTTACTTCTAAATGTTCCTGAATTTTCTATTCCTAATACTACTATGTCTGTGATATTGTCATCATTTCCTTTTATTCTTATTTTATCATTTAGTTCTAAAAAGCAATCATCAAGAAATCCCTTTATTTCAAATTCTGTAATATCTATATCTTTAAGGTTTTCTAATATTTTATTTGCCATTTCATCTCTATACAAATCACAATATGGATTATTTTCAATACTATGAGTTATATGTCCTTCTTGTTCTATTCCTGCTAAATAATCGTCTTCATATCCTTCAACTCCCAGAGATATTCTACTTATTTTTCCCTTTGGTTTCTCTAATGAATATTCTATTCTATGCTTTTTCTCTACTAAAATATCTTTATTGGTTTGTTTTTTTATTTTCAATTTACCTTCGTTTGTAATAATTGCTATAGCTCCACAGATTTCTGCCATTTTTGAAATTACTTCTCTATACGAAATATTAAATTTAAAATTAGGCCTTAAGAAACTATGATTCTTAAATGTAAAATTCCCATCTAATTTAATTCCTATTTTTTTTAATATTTCATCTATTATCTCTTTTCCTGTATGTCTATTTTCCCAATTTAGATCACTTTTATATTTATCATTAAATAAATATGTTCTGTCTTCTCCTGTACATTTAATAGTTTTTGCACTCTTGTCTGAAATTGTATCTATAATCTTAAAATAACCTGTTTTGAACCAAACTATATCATCATCAATTTTATGACCTATTTCTAACAAAATCTCTTTGTTTTTTATATTTATATTTTCATCATGGTCATAAATAATAAATTCACAAGTCTTACTTGGAAATCCTCCTATATATTTATTAGAAATATGTTTAAAAGATGGGAAACTTTTAAATATCCCATCTTCGTAAACCTTATTTCCAATTGTAATTCTATGTTGTGTTATTATAACATCATTATTTGCAAGCTTATTCCAATATTCAATCATATAACATCCTTCCCTATTTGTGTGAAACTAATATCTAATGGTTTTGCATACTCTATTCCTGAAATTTTTATAATGTTGATTTTTTCACATTTAACACTTACTTTCATTTGTCTTCTTTTTCCTTCCATCGGATTATATATATCAATAGTAACTATAGGTGTTCTACTAAGCTTTCTTATAATATTCAGTTGTTCTCCATAAGGATAATTTAATTTACAAGTAAACTTATTTATCCCTCCTAAGATTTCTCTATACATAGTAAGATCTTCCCCACGACCTGATGCTTTTGAATCCTGAATTGCAAATTCTGGATTTATTTCATCTACTTTTAATCTGTCATTTCCTATAACTACAATATAATCTTTTTCCATGTAAAACCTCCTACTGTATTAATAATACTTCTCCTTCTTCTTTAGTAACATCATTTATTTTCTTTATAATTCTTCTTCCATCTTCATATCTTACATCTAATACTATTACATACTCTTTAGGTGATCCATTTCCTATATTAGCTCTTTCAATACCTCTTGCTACCGCTTGATCAATTTTACTTTCAGGTGCTACTATTTCACCTTCTCGTTTATTATCACCTATAATAACAGGTTGAGGACTATTTGCTCTTACATAACCACCATTTGCAAGTAAAGGAAGTCTTGGCATATGAAAACCTCTTCCTCCAATACCAGGAACCCAATCAGGTATTTTTATGTGATTTATTCCAGCTAAAAAGCTATTTATCCCTGTAATAATAAGATTAATAGGTGCTTTTACCAATGCTCCTATTGAACCAAATATACCTCCGAACATATCTCTTATACCTTCCCATGCTCTTCTCCAATTACCAGTAAATACTCCTGATATAAAATCAATCAATCCACTAAAATATCTTGAAGCTGAGCTGATTAAATCTCCTATTAACCTAAATGTTGTATTGACTACACCTCCTATTATAGTAAAAACTTGTCTAAATATAGGAGCAAGTTGATCTCTTAAATATCCCATTATAGGTACTATAAAACCATTATATAATTGTAATGCTCCTTGAATAAGTTTTCCTATAAAATTCATAACATTATCAACTGCAGGTTTTAAAGATTCATCCCAAGCTCTTTTAAATTCTTCTAAGAAAGGTTTTATAACTGGCTCTAAAATATCTGTCCATATCTTTTTAAAATGATCTGTAATGTTAACTATAAATTTTCCAATTTCATCACTAATGCCTTTACCATATTTATCCCATGTATCCCTAATACTTCTTGTAAAATCATTCCACATTTGACCTACAATAGAACTTATTTGACTAAATGTACTAATAAAGCCATCTTTAAGTACATTAAGGTTACCCATAATGTCAGGCATATGAGTTGCTACCCCTGTTAAAACATCTGTAATAAAATTAGTTACAGTTATTCCTAAATCACTGAATCCCAATTTAAAATCTTCTGTAAATCGATCAATAGGTATTGATATTTCTTGAAATGTTTTGCCAATAAATTCAACCAATGGTAACATTATATCGGAAAAACTATTAGTAAGTTCTGGTGCCCTTTCTTTTAATGCAGTATCTACTCCACTAAAAAAACCTTCAAATGGTGCAACTAAAAATTTAATCCTACTATTAATAATATCGCCTGCACCTATTATTAATTCTGAAAAGGCATTATCAAATTCTGGACCTCTATCTTTTATAGTATCAGTCCAAGCTTCACCTAAAGATGTAAATATTCCTTTAAATGAACTGAAGAAGCTCTTCCCTTTATCAAGTATTGTATTAAATACTTTTTCACCAGATGTAAGCATAGATTTCCAAACATTGGTATTTGTTATAGCATTAAATATATCCTCCATTTGTGACTTGAATTTGACAGCCCAACCTGATAATTCATCTGCTCCTTTAGGATCAATTCCTAAATTACCTATACCTGCTCCGTGCTCCTGTATCTGTCCCTGAATTTCCACTACCTACATTTGAATTTGTTTCAGGCTTATCAGGTAGTTTAAAAACATTAAGATCATCAACACTAGCAAAAGCATTATTTATTTCTTTTGCTGTTTTCTTTGCTTGTTTTCCTGCTCCCTTCATTCCTTCTGTAGCTTTACCTAATCCTGAAGAAATTCCACTAATAGCATTTTTAGTCTCTCCTTGTATTACTTTAGGGAATTTTATACCAAATACTGCTAGCAATTGACCTATTCCATTAAAGAATCTAGTAACTGCATTAAATGCCATAGTAAGCACAGGTATAAACATTTGAGCAATTGGAGCAATAATATTACCAACTGAAGTTTTCAAGTTTACAAATACACTATTAAGTTGTGCCATTCTACCTGCATAAGTCTCAGTATACGCCTTAGCATCTCCCATTTGGAATTTGCTTTCTTCTATAATTCCATTTACTTCAGCTTGTCTTTTTTGTGCTAAAGTAAGATTATTTGCTGTAGTTCCTATACTTTTAGCATATTCATCCCACATTTTAGCAACATTCTTAGTTACCCCAACATTATCAACTAATACTGAATTTTCGTTTTTTAAACCTTCAGCAGCTGACTGTATAGCTTCACCCATTGAATAATTTGACTGTCTTCCAAAGGCAGCTGTATTTTTAAATACATTCATTATATTTTCAATCTGTGATGTATCATAACCTCTACTTAATAAATTCTTATAAGTAGTTACTGCATTATTAAGGGGAACCAATCCGTCAGAAATGTAATCATTTATAAAACTTTGAGCTTTAGAAAAACTTTTATTTTGTCCTGATATTATTGAATTTAAACCTGTCCATGCAGATTGACTTTCATTTGCTGCATCAACACTTGCTTTTCCAAATGCTAAAATAGATCCTACTGCAAATGCTTTTGTTATATATCCACTTATTTTATTCATAGTGTTACTAGCAAAGTTCTCAGATTGCTTCATAGTATTATTTAATACTCGAGAAAATTCTTTATCATCTAATGTCAGATCAATGCTTACCTCACCTACACTTTTACTCATATACTTCCCCCTATATTAGTCATTGTTACTTGCTAACATTTTGAAGATATACATTGCTTTTTCTAATTTATCGTTGCTTTCTTCCTCAGTCATATTTTTGACTCTGAAATTTTCCCATTCTTCTCTAATTCTAAGTTCATGTTCTGACATATTTTTTATTATATTTTCATCTTTTTCTGCTCTTATTGAAATAATTCTTCCGAAGTGCTGTATTAGGTGATATTCCAGTTATTAACATATTATATTTTTCAACAGTAATAGTGTCATATTCTTCTAGCAAATCTATATTATATTGTTCCAAAAAACTTGATACTATTAAATTCCAGTCATACTTATCATCATAATAATAGTCGTAATTTACTTTTTTTCTGTTGTTTTTTCTATATCCTCTATTTCTTGACCTGTAGCAGCTGCAACTACAACATTAACTAAATATTTATATTCATCATTACTTAAATCTAAATCCAATATTTCCTTAAGTGCTTTTTTTCCTAACAGCAATTCTAACAATATACTTTGTTTTTCCATTACAGACTTTTCTGTATCTTTTTCTAATTCATAAAGTTTATCATATGTCTTCTTAGTATTATCCACATCATAAAGTTTATCCAAAACTTTTATTTTTGGTTTTTCTCTTTTTTCCTTTGGTAAAATTTTTGTATCTAATATTCTCATTTTTTTCCCTTCTCCTTATAATAAAAAATAGGGGAATGATAGTTCCCCTTTTAAATAAAATTAAGCACCTTCTGTATATTTAGGCTTTCCATGTGATATTAAATCAGCAGATAGAGGTGCTACATTTGTAGAATCTCCGTCCCATAAGATCTTTAACATCAGCAACTGCCTCCATTTCAAAAACATCTTTATTAGGAAATGTTACCTTAAGTGCAGTATAAGCATCCACCCCATTTTTTAAAGCAAGGCTTGCTAAATGATCATTTCCTGGATCTCCCAAGTGTCTCTTACCTGCTAAATTAAAAGTAACTTTCTTTGCTGTAGCAAGCGCACTTTGCCATCCTTCATTTTCCATTGCAGTCCATGTTTCAATACCAGTTTCAATTGATATATTCCCTTTTTCCATTTCTGCAACTTTAACATATGTCCATACATCACCTGTCTTTTTTGTTCCTAATTCTATTATGCAATTGTTTACTGGAAATACTCCAGATTTAATAACTTTTGGTTCTGGCATATTAATTCTCCTTCCTTTCATTTTCTATCAAATCTATTTCAAATGAAAATTCATAATTTCCTTTATCATCTGCTCCTAATTCAATAGGTTCAGAATACAAAAGATTTGAATATATTTGATAGTTATCTATATTAAAATTTCTAAAATCCCAAAATCTTTGTATTTTAGTAGCTTCTTCTAAAGCCTCTTTGTAATTAGTTCCATATTTTAATAAAATAGTTATTGGTTTTATTTTTGTTTTTTTATCATTTATGAATCCTTCATTCTTCATTATTCTTTTAGAATTATAAAAGGTTATCATTTTTTCTTTATTATTATCTATCTTTCCTATAGAGATAGGATATTTCCATTTGTACTTTTCTTTAAAATAATCTCTATATTTATCTAATAACATTATATTTTTCCTTTCATGAATTTTTTAAACAATTCATTAGCATAATTTTTCTTATCTCCTGATATATAAGTTTCAAACCACATACCTTGAGCATTAGGATTTTTATTTTTTTTGAAGTTGTACTCTGGATGAAAATAAACTCTTCTAGCATATGGTGTGTCTACTCCAATAATTGCTTTTCCTTTTTCAATATGAGTATCATCTACAAAGATACTTTCTTCTAATATTCCGTGTATCAAAAGGTATTGTTTGAGAGTCTAATAAATCAGATTGGATTGAATCCGCTGTTTCTAGTAAGGCATCAAGTGCATAAGTATTAATTTCATCAACAACATTTTGTTTGATTTTTTTACTAATTTTCATATTATCTCCAATTTTGTATGATTGACTGTTCCATCTGGATTAAAAATTCTATACCCTTTATGTATTGTATATTCTTTACTTTCTATTTTTACTTTACCTATAGATAAAGTTTTTATATTTTGGGACAAATCTCCCTTGATTAATATGATTCCATTCAGTATAATTTCTTTTCCATTAGGTTCTAGTCTTTTCTCTGTTTTTTCTTGATAAATACATGGCTTAGTAACACTTAATACTTTATTGAAATCTCCATCTTCAGATATCTCATCACTATATATTGTAATTTCACATTCTTTATTTGCTAAAAAATCCAAGAATCCTAGTTTTTTTATTTTCTCTACCATTTAAAACCTCTTCTCATTAGTCCTGTTTTCTTTAAATTGCTATAAGCTAAGTAAGGTATTTTATATTTTTTTATCTCTGTTATTATTTGTTCATTTATTTCAGAAGTAACTGATATATCACCTACACTATAGCTCTTTAAATTCATTGTTTGTTCATATAACTCTTTATTATTAAAATAGAATTCAATACTTACAAACATACATTTTTTTAAACATTCTTTTTGAAAATCAGTTAAATTATCATATCCCATATAAACTATTCTATTAAATGTTAAATCATCAATTATATCTTGTATTGTTTCAAAAATATAAGGAGGTATCTCAAGTTTACCTCCCCTATTTTTGTATTCTTCAACATTCAGGTAAAGCATATAGCACCTCTATTCTTCAACTATAGGTTCTATTTTTGCAGGTTCTACTGCTTCTTTTGCTTTACCTTTTGATGTATTTTTTTTATTTTTATTGTCTTTGTTTTGTTTTTTATCTTTATTATTTTCTGCAGGTTCTACTGCTTGTATATCATTTATTTTGTCATCTTCTGGTGACCATCCTACTATTGTCATATTAATTCCTCCTCATCTTATGCTTGATGTGATAAAGCAAATCCTGCTCTCTTATTCTTATATCCATTTTCAAGAGAATATATTCTATATAACATCTTATTGAAATCTCCGTCTTGATCTTGGTCTGCTGTAAATATTTTGATGTTTGCATGTTTAGCATATTGAAGTACTGCTGGTTTGTGAATTATCATAAAGTTGATTTTCTTACCATCACTTGCTGGTTTATATCCTCCTTTTTCTTCTCCACTATCTTTACCATTTAATAATTGAATTTTAGTGTAAAATCTACTTTGTGGTACTTCAATTACTGCCGCAAAATTATCTAAAATATCTGTATTAGTTATTTTTGAAACATGTTTTGCTTTCTTAAGTAGTGTAGGTGTTATGAATAAAATTCTTTCTGATTCACCTACTTCATCTTCTGTCATTTGAGAATAAGTATCTTGTATTGCTTCAAGAATTTCTTCACCTTTAGTATATGTAACAGGTGTTAATTTAGTTATATCATTTAAGCTTGAATATTTAGCAAATCTCATTGCATCAACTTCTGGAACAACTTTAGTTCTAACAAATTCACCAGAAAGTTTTCCAAAGGCGATTCCTGCTGTTTCTTCATTATCTATTCTATCTACTTTTAACTTTCTTCCTCTTTCATAATCAAATGGTACAGTTTGGTTAGTTAATTTAACATCCCCATCAGTATAACCTGAATTTCTTGAATAATCTCCAAGCCCATCCATGTCTATCATAGGTATTATTATTTCGTTAGCATTAGCTCCTGCTTGCACTAATTCTTCTTCTGTATCTAATATTGCAGTCTTAGCTTCTGCTTTATACACCGCATCAAGAAGTTGAGGTGCATTTTGTTTAAATTTTTCTATTGTATTCATATTATATCTCCTTTAATAAATTACTATTTTAGCTTCATTGCTTTTTTTAATTTATCTAATGGATCTACCTTTTCTTTTTCTGTTTCCTTTCCATCCCCACCTATAGTGAAACCTTTGTTCTCATTTTTCTTGCTTAATTCTGGAAAGTCCTTAAGTATTTCTTCTATTTCAGTATTAAGTTTAGAATTATCTATATTACCGCTTTCATCTAATATAGCTTTTTTATCAACTAATCTCATCATTCTACTTGACTTACTAGAATCAACACCTTTTACAAGTAAAGCATTTTCAATTCTTAAATTAACAGCTTCTAACATACTTTTTTCAGCTTGTTGTTTTAAAACACTTAACTCATCTGTTTTAGTATCTTGCTTAGTAGATTTAAAAGCATTTAATATTTTTTTCGCTTCTTCTACATCATCAATTCCTAATTCTTTTTTCAGTTTTTCAACTGCTTTATTTGTGTTTTTTAGTGATATTGCATTAACATCCTCATCAGTATATTTTTTTTCTGACACTTGTGTTTTAACTTTTTCACTTTTCGAAGTATCAGTAGCTTCATTATTTTCTACTACTTCATTGTTTTCTACTCCGTCAACAACTTCCATTTTATCTCCTTTTTATACAGATAAGGTCATCTGCCTCTTGTTTTTAGATTACAAGCAACTTATTTTTGGCATACAAAAAAGAGACAAGTATTTCTACTCATCTCTTAAATATTATATGCACTGCAACATACAGTATCTAACTGTACATTGCACTACATATAATGTAGTGTTTTATAATTATTTTAATAAAAAATCAAGAGTCGCAAAAACCATATCTGGATATTTATCTGCTCCTTTTCTTAATTCAAATTGTCTTTTCACTTCATATAACCATCTCCATTTAGGCATTCCTTTAGGAGGTTCTTTTTCTTCATAATATTTTCTTTTTGCTTTTAATTCATCTTTAGTATATTGTTTGCTTACACATTTCCCATTTTCATAATTATCTAAGGATGATTTCTTAAATAATTCTTCTAAATCTTCTTTATATATCAATTTCCACCTCCATCATATTTTCTTTTATATTTAATATCTTATATTTTTGTCCTCTATGTAATAAAAATTCTTTTTCATTATCAAACAAGGAATGATTTCCAATATAGTATCCCTTGGTTTCAGCTGGAGCGTTTATTTTTATTTTATATCCATGATCAAAAATTCCATAAATTTTTTCATATAAACTAGTACTCTTATATGTTTCTAATGTACTTGATTTTTTCCAATATTCAAATTCTTTTTTACTAACACTTCGATATAATATTAAATTTTCATTTAAATTGTTATTAGATAGAACTTTATCTATTTCACTTATACATTTTTTTACTTTTTTCAATTCTAATTCATTTGTAATATTGGAAGAATCTCTTAAGTAATTATTTATGCTAATATAAAACATTTTCGAATATTCCATTACTGCATATTTAGGCTCATCATTTAACTTATCCCATATTAAATCACTTTTTCTTTGAAGCCTGTCTTCTATCTCTTGATCTACTTCTTTATATTCTATTATATCATACTTTTTATATTTTTTGTTGTTTTCTTCTTGTATTTTATTTGTTTCTAACAGACTTTCTCTTCTTTTTCTTTGTTCTTTTTGACTAAACAAGTCTTTTTTTCTCTCTTCCTCTTCTTTAGCCGTAGCATTTTTAGCCATTTGTTCATATTTTAGTTCATCTAATTCTTCATAATAAGTTGGAGCTTTGTGCCTACAATTAGGATGAAATAATCCCTTACTCATGGCACTAGATAACAATTCATGTTTGCCATCTGGAACACCTCCAGAATAAACATCATCAACCAATATTTGTTGTTCATACACTTTACAATATTTACATGAAGTTCCATGTTTTGTTATTTTTACAAGTGTTCTTTTTAACCTTTTCCTAAAGTCTCCCTCTGCCATAAGTCTTGACCTTTGAGACGCTGTTCTAACAGCCATTCTAGCATAATCAGCAATATTTACACGTCTTCCGTCCTTATATTCTATGCAGTTTATACCTCTTTTTGCAAAATCTTTCATAGCTATGTTTACTGCTTGTTTAAGATTCACCGCTCCATGTGATAAATAAAAGCCCGCTTTAAATATAGTTTTTCGATAAACATCATTAGTCATTCTAAAAATAGCTTTTTCTGCTTCTTCAAAAGTTCCATTAATTTCATCTATCATAGCTTTTACTTTTTTGTTATTAGTTTTAAAAAAGCTCTCATTTAATCGCCTTTTCCCTCTGTTAGCATCGTTAAATAAGCTTATTGCTTCTTTTTTTCCTTGCTTGTATTCTTCTTTTATTATTTTCTTTACATCTTTTGGTATATTAGATGTGTATTTCCCTATTATGTCTTGATTTTCTCTTTTAATTCTTTGAATATCTCTAAGTTTTAATGCTTGCCACTGTGGATATTCCATGTTTTCTTCTATTTCTTTTAATTCATGTCGTAATAAATTTCTTTTAAGAGAGGCTATAAGTTCAAGCTCCATTTCTTGATAAAGTTTAGCTATATCATATTCATCCATATTCTACCTATTCTTTTTGTTCTTCTTCTATAATCTCTACATTATCTTTGTTGACAGCTGGTTCTACTTCTTCCATAATACCTTTTTCATTTTTAAGGCGTTTAATTTCTATTTTTTTCCAGTCTTCTTTTTTATTATCGCCCCATAATTGTTCTACAGTAGCTTCTATACTCATTATTCCAGCAGTATTTGCTTTTCCTATTGTTTCTACTTGAGCTTCAAATGAAGGGTTAGCATATTCAGTGAATACTACTTCACATTCAGTATCAGTTATTGTTTTCTTATTTAAATTATCATAAAATTTAAAAGTGATATTTACTATATCTTCTATAAGTGTTCTCATACTATCTACTATCTGACTTCTTTTATAAAGTGTTGTTTTTTCTTTTTCTCTAGAAGCTTCAGCATTATCTAACTTTTTAGTGTCTATACCTAATGTAGATGGACTAATAAGACCAGTTAAACATTGATCTAAAGCTGTAATATATGAAGTTAATAGTCCTTCATGTTGTATAGTACCTTGAGTTGTTTGTATTAAATTATTTTTATCACCTTCTCCCATTGTTGATGATAATAAAATAAACTCATTTTCAAAATCACTTTTTCTTTTCATGACTCCAGTTTTCAAGTCTCTAGGAAGTAAGTCTTCTGGTATATATTCTTTAATTTGCCCCTTCCTTACAGAAAGCATCCACTGGCTCCATATTTCATCATAAGCATCAAAATTATCAACTTTACCTTCAAATATAGACTTACCTCTATTTTCATATTTTTGACTTTCTTTCAGCAAAAACTTTCTTCCCATAAGGAAATTTGCATTATTTCTTACTGGTTTATATTCAGTATTCTCAGCTTTTTCTAATAATTTTATATTTTCAAGCTTTCCATTATCATTATATAAACGATAATCAATTCCTTTATCAGTATATTCTTCATAAAGCATGTATTCTTTTTTATTTATTATCTTCTTTGTCTTATATATTATTCCTACAAGTCTTCCTCTTTTTGTAATATATTCTACTCTTTCAGGAGGATAAAACTCAATTATAGGATATTTAGATATTTCAGAATCATAACTCCATTTAAAAGCACCATCGCCACCCCATAATACAGTTATTAAAGCTTTTCTTAATAATTCTTTGAAATTGTTTTCGTTAGCGATTGCTTCCCAATCGGATTGTCTTTCTCCTACCTTTATTGATGCTAAACTATCCACAACAACATCAGATAATGTGTCTACTATCATCCCTGGTAAACCTGTATGTATTTTTATTATTCTATAGCTTTTATTTCCCCAAAAATGAGGCAACTTTGTTTCATTAATAATTTGATCATATATCTGTTCTAGTTCTTCGCTTTCACCTCTATACCATATTTTATTTAATAATAAATTAGTTTCATAAGCTGTATATGAATACACATTTACATTGGTATTATAAGGTGCTTCTTCTATGTCTAAATATTTCTTTATTCCATTCTTGATCATATTATTAAAGTTATTTAAAATATTCATCTTTTCCCTTTCTAATATTCTTCTTCATAATTTTCTTCATGGTCTTCTGTACCATCTCCTATTATTTTTCTATAAGGTATAAATGCATATTGACTAGCATTTATTGTGTGGTCATTAGCATCTTCTGGTTCATTATCTTTATTTTCTTTCCAACTGTAAGTTTCTAATTCTTGTATATGGTTTGTACAATGACTTAACACAAAATATTTCAATTTATGAATCCAACCTAATTGAAGATTTATTCTATTTATTATAGTTACTTTCTTATGAGCATTGTTAAAAGTATAAATAGAACCATTTTTTCTAATATATTTTTTTATTTCAGTCATAGTCGCTTGGTCTGCCGAATCAATAAACACATGTCTAGCAAATCCCCATTCTTCCCTATTTCTTTCTAAAAAGTCAATAAAATTAACTACTGTATCAGATGGAGCAAGTGGTTGTTGTAAATTACTATTGTTATATACTTTTTCATCTAATACATATAGTTCTCCTTTCTTAGATATTCCCTGAAATATCATTGCTATAGTATCAGGTGACTTAGTAGAATATGCTGTATCAAGTCCTGCAGTAAAACAAATGAATTCTAGAGGTTCTTTCTTATCCTTCATTTCTTCCTTAACTTCTTTTCTAATCTTCACATGTTTACTTTGTTCAAAGTTTGGAAACACAAGTCCTACTGCTTTTCCCCTTAGTCCTAGTATTTTATTTTTATACAACTTAGTTCCTTTAGGTGCTGAATCAATCTTCTTTTGTATTTCTTTTTCTGTTAAAGAAGCATTATCATTAAAAGTAAAAAACCAATATTTCCATTGTGGATTCTCTGGTTCCTTTAATTCTTTCATTATACTTTTAGGTACATCTTTTTTATATTTATCAATAGGTCTACTTCTATTTATAAACTCTTTATATACTGCTAGATTTGGATCATCAGGATTAAGTGTAGCAAGTAAATATTCATTACGAGTGGACATTTCTCTTACAAACTCAATATCAGCTGTATTTATTTCATCTATATAAACACAACCATATTGCCCGTCCGTAGTATCATCTTCCACTTGGCAGTATCATCATAACCTATAACATATATAATTTTATCATTATATTTTATATGTGATATCTTATTATCTTTATCTCCATTTCCTTTATAATCTGCATCATAAAATACATCTAGAAGTCCTTTTTCAGAATTTATAATATTCTTTTCAGCAACCCCAACACTCTTACAAGCTATTATATGAAGTTTTTTATCACTATCATTAACTTTAATCATAAACTTAACAATTCCTACTGTAGTTTTACCAGCAGCTGTAGTTCCTTCTAAAAATTCAGCATCAGCATCTTTGTATTCTAAAAAATCAATATATTTTTCAGATAAAGGAAAATTATTATTCATCTATCTCTTTTCTTGATTTGGCTAGCTGTTTTACAATATCATCAAAATTAGCAGTACTTCGCATATTAGCATTAACATTTAAAGTTGAAGTATATGCTCCTTGCATTCTATTTAATTGATCACTAGCTTTTAATCTAATATCTAAACTTGGAACTACTTCTACTGGAGTATATCTTCTTTGTTCATTTAATATAATTTTAGTGTCTTTTATATTCCCCAATATTATATCTACTAGAAATTGTTGTCTTTCTGCTATGTTCATTGTTATTTTTTTTTCTATTTTCTCTTGCTTTTGATTAATATATTCTTTAATTTTAGATTTTTTCAATGCTTCATTTCCTATTGCATATGCTGTTTTTTTAGAGTATCCTGCTTTTATTGCACTTTCAGTTGCATTCCCAGTCTTCATATATTCATCTGCAAATTCTTTTTGCCTCTTTGTTAATCCATTCTTCATTAATCCTCCTTACATAATAAAAAAGAGGATCTTAATTATTTTTCCTCTTTTTCTTTATTATCTTTGACAAGTTCAACATATATTTTCTTTTCATTTATTTCTTTTGCTCTTTCTTCAGTTATATCAATTACTTCTCCCTCATTTCTTATTATATTAAGATATATATCATTGAATTCTTTAATAACTTTATATTTCATCTCTTTTATATCTTTCATATCTTCCTCCTTTATTGATGAGTAAAATAGGATTCGAACCTATTTAAATTTCCTTTTACTCATAAAAAATAGAATACCTACAAAATTGTAAGTATTCTTTCCCAGGTATATCCATGTTAAAAAGCAACTTGACCGATTTTTGAAGTCAATAGTATTTTATACTACTTCCTTCATTATACATATTATCATACTTCTTACTGGCGATTCACTGGCGATTTTCATTTTTTTAAATATTTTTTTATTTTTTTATAATGATTTTTCCAAACATTACTCACATCTATATTATAATCATTAGCAATTTTATTAACTGCTTTACTTGGATTATATCCATCAAACATTATAAGGGCGTACAAATCATATTTAATGCCTTTAAATTCGTTCAATGTATTTTTTCTTATAGTCATCTCTTTTTCAAGCTCATTCAATCTATTAGATAGGAATTCTAGCCTTTGTATTAGAGTCATTCCGTTATATTTTTCATTAAATGCTAGTTCATGAGTTAAAGTAAAAATTTTAAAATCAGGTTCAGAGTTTACTGGTGGTTTACTCTCATTTGAAAGTATAGCACCACCTGCTCCATTATACTTAGCTGTAACTTTCTCCATCTCATCTTTTATATATTCTATTTCATCTTCTATCGCCTTCTTCCTTTGTAAAAGATTCTGCATTAATTCCATTTCTATCATATGTATATCTCCTTATTTTATGCCATAGTCCCTGTCTTTTTAACATAGTTTCTGTATCTCTTTTTCTTGCCTCATCAAATCTGTCTTTAATATTTTCTTCGTTTTTTCCTAATGCCTCTTTAACTTTTTTTATTGTATCTATTACCATTCTTATTATTAATGATATAGCTACTAACATTAAGAATACTGCAATTGGTGCTATTATTGATAATTTAATAACTTCCCAACTAAAACTTATTGCTTCTTTCATCTTCTTCCTCCTTTCACACGATTATCGCACGATTCTCTCACGATTTTTTTATTTTATTTACTCCTCTTCCTTTAAATCATTTTTTATATACTTTAATGCACATGTTTTATCAAAGTTATCACCATTTACTGCATCTTTCATCACTCTTTCACTTAAATTGTGCATATATAATAAACTATAATGACTTATCGATAATGCTAAAAGCTGTAATTCTTCACTAGGATTTTCTATATATTGAATAGCTTCAAAATTACATTTTATAGCTTCTTTTTTCATTTCCTCTGTTGGATTTTTTATGTATTGAATAGCTACTCCATTCTTTTTTATTGCATACAACTTTATTTCATCACTAGGATTATCTATATATTGAAAATTTCTCCAATTATTCATTATGGCTACCTTTTGTTCCCTTTTTGTAGGTTTATTAATATATGCTATTAATTTCCCAGTCCACCTTAATTCCTTAATTCTTTCTTTTGCAGGTAAATTATATACCTTATACATCCTTGTTTCTTTAAAAGACTTCCATTTTTCTTCACCAAATTCTTTTATTATAATATCCTTTAACTCACTTAACTTCATTTTATTTTTTCCTTTCAAGTTATTTTTACAAACTTCAAATTCCCCTGTTCTAAAATTATAAATTACTTTAGCTTTACAATTTTCACATTTCTTACCTACACTTGATGCAGACCAAGCATAAACTATGATTTCAGAGTTACAAAAAGGACAAGTCATTTCATAATAACTTTCTCCATTTGGTCTTGAATAATAATAACAGTCTTTTCTTTTTATGTATTTTGTTTCATTTACTGTATTTGCCATCTTCTATTCCCCTTTCAAATCATTTTCTAAGTGTCTTAATAAATAGTCACTAACTCTTGAATAAATAATCTCATTTGCTGCCTCTTGTATTACTTTTTCAGTTGGATTATTTATATCTATAATAGATAATGGGTTTTCCTTTACTGCTAATAATTGTAATTCTTCACTTGGATTTTTTATATGCATAATAGCATAAGAAGTATTTTTTATTGCCTCTATTTTAAGTTTTTTACTTGGATTTTTTATATATTTAATAGAATATCCATTATTTTTAACTGCTTCTAATTTTAACTCTTCACTCGGATTATTTATATATTGAATATTATCCCCATTTTCTTGTACTGCTTTTAATTGTTCCTCTTCAGTTGATGAATATATTAAATATCCACGAGTGCTTTCAAAATTTTTCCATTTGTCTTTTCCAACTTTATTTGCTATTATTTCTTTATATTCACTTAGTTTCATTATTTTGTTCCTTTCCTACTTTTTCTTTTTATTTGTATAAATGCTATAAGGTTTTTTTTGTTTTAATATTAATCATTCCATCTAAAAAGGTAATTATGGCTGTTACTTCCCTTGTAGTATTATTTATTATTTTTATATTTTCTATTTCATCATAATTATCAGACATATTTTTTATCATTATTTTGCTACCTCTTTTTCTACTATTTCTTTTTTAATTGCATCTACTAATTCATTATTGTTTTTTATAAGTATTTCTTTTGTATTTTTATTATTATTTTCTATTATAACTATTTCTCC